AGAACCAGTATCACGGCCGCGCTCTGGTGACGGGTATGATCCCCAACCAGATCTTCATCAACACTATGTTTTCCACGGCCATGCGGCACATGCAGCTGATGGCCTTCCCCAAGACCGTTTACAACGCCGACCTCATCTCCGCCTGGACGAATGAGATTGGTCAGGCCATCGCGGTCCACGGCCTCCAGCCCGGGCAGAGCGTCTCCCAGGTGGCGGCCAACCTGAAGCCCGCCGAGATGAGCAACCAGATTTTCGCCCTCATCGATAAGGTGATGGCCTACACCAAGGAGTGCCTCGGCGCCACGGACGCTCAGATGGGCAACGTCAAGCCGGACAACACCTCCGCCCTGATGGTGCTCCAGACCAACTCCGAGGTCCCGCTGGAGAACGTCCGTGCGGGCATCCACGAGTGGTCCGAAGACATTGGCGCTATCATGCCGGATATGCTCGGCACCTACTACGGAGTACGCCCCGTGGTCGTGGAGCAGGAGTTTGAGGAGATCGTGATGGACGCCACCGGTGCCCCGCAGATCGACCCATTCACCGGTCTGATGAAAACCCAGAAGGTGGTGCGCAAGGTGGTCAAGGAGTTCGACTTCAGCCAGCTCAAGCACATCACCTTGAATATGCGCATCGACGTTGGCGCAACCACCTACTTCAGTGAGATCGCCATGACCCAGACCCTGGACAACCTGCGAAAGGACGGCACCCTGGACGTCATCCAGTACCTGGAGCGCATCCCGGACAAGCTGATCCCCAAGAAGCAGGAGCTCATCAACGAGCTGAAGGGTCGAATCGCAGACGGCACCCAGGCCAACGCAGCTGCCGGCGCCGCCATCCCCGAGCCCGGCTCCCCGGTGTCTGCGGACAACACAGGCGGCATGAACCCCGTACAGGGCGGTCAGCTGTCTGCCGACAAGGCCGTGCAGGGTCTGCCCCAGCTGGCGGAGGCACAGTTCGCTATGGGTGAGCTGCCCAACATCGCCAAGAAAACGGCTATTGCCCAGGGCAACCTGAGAACTAAATAAGTGCAACACGAGGAGTCCGACTGAACGAGGGTCGGGCTCCTCGCTTTGTAAATAGCTCCCCTCACCATGGGGAGAAAGGAGAACCACTTTATGAGCGAAAACAAAGAGCTTATGGACGACGTCCTGTTCGGCGGCGACGAGCCTATTCTGCCTGACGGTTGGCAGGAAGGCGACGATCTGTTCGCGGAGGTGAGCGGCGACGTGGATTCTTTTGTGGCCGACGGGCCGCAGGAGGAGACCGAGCTTCCCACCGAAAACGACGAGGACACCGCTGTGGCCGACGACCCTACCACGGTCGAGCAGGCCGGAGAGGAGACCCAGAGCGACGAGAGTGAGACTGACACCGATCCTGCTGACGGGCAGGTCGAGGAGCAGCCCCGTTCTCGAAAGCTGAAGCTGAAAGTCAACCACCAGGAAGAGGAGATCGACGTTTCTGCCATGAGCGATGAGGACCTCATTGCTCTGCTCCAGAAGGGTCGCGCCTTCGACCAGCGGTTGGAACAGGAGAACAAGCAGACCTTCCGACGTGTCTATCAGGAACAGCTTGACGCTGGTATGACCGAGGCCGCTGCCAAGCTGGTGGCCCAGAACGAGGTCGGCGGTAAGTCCTATTCCCTGACCGACGAGGAACCCCCTTCGGCTCCTGCCGCCCCCGCCGTGGAGGTCAAAGAGACTGCGCCCTCTGTGCGCAACTTCAAGGCCGAGATGGAGCAGCTTCAGGCCCTGTACCCCGATTTCAAGGAGATGCCCGATGAGGTGGCCCGCGCCGCCGCGAAGGGTGTTCCCCTGTTGACGGCCTATCTGGCCTATCGGGATCAGCAGAGCACCAAAACCGCCGCTTCCTTGCAGAAGGAAAACCGAGTTCTGAAACAGAACGCTGCATCGGCGGCAAAGGCTCCCGTGAAGGGAGTCAGCGGAGGCGGTGTGGCCCCCAAGAAGGTTGATAACTTCCTGAAGGGCTTCGACTCCGACCCGTGGTAAGACCACGAACAAGACCCCGAGGCAGCGTCAGCATCTTTTAATTTAAAAAGGAGATATTGATTATGCCTACTGTTAATCTGGCTTCCAAGTATTCCACTAAGGTGGACGAGCGCTTCCAGAAGGCCTCTCAGGCCTCCCTGGTCACCAACAACGACTATGAGTTCACCGGTGTTCAGACCGTGAACGTCTTCTCCATCCCCACCGTCGACATGGTCGACTACAAGCGTGAGGGCGCCAATCGCTACGGTGAGCCCGGCGAGCTGGGTAACTCCATCCAGGCTCTGACCATCACCAAGGACCGTGGCTGGACCTTCACCATCGACAAGGGCAACAAGACCCAGTCCCAGATGGTCATGGACGCCGGCAAGGCCGTGTCCCGCCAGCTGTCCGAGAAGGTCATCCCCGAGTACGACACCTAAACACAAATGGGTGGCCCGGTAGTAATACCCGGGCGAGAATCGCTTTAATTGCTGGAAACCCCTAACGGGCCAAGCCGAGGGCAATCAGCAGGAAAGCCAAATTTACAACAAGTAACACTATTGAGGAGTTGCGTAATATGGAAAAATGGAAAGCTATCGAAGGATTCGAAGGCCTTTACGAGGTCAGCGACCGTGGTCGAATTAGGCGCACAGATGGGCGGGTGTTGAAGCTACACCGCCGTTCGGCGTACTTATACATCGCCCTCCACGATTGTGGGAGGACGAAAAGTTACGACGTCCACCGTCTTGTGGCCCGCGCGTTTTGCGTCGGCTGGTCGCCTGACCGTAACGAGGTTAACCACAAGAATCTCAATAAGATGGACAACCGGGCAGAAAATCTCGAGTGGGTTTCTCGTACCGAAAACGTCCGACATGCCTTTCAAAACGGTGCGGTAAAAAACCACATCAGCGAGCGTGTAAAAAAGACGATTCTGTGTAGAGAGTTAGACCTAACCTTTGATAGCAGCTACCAAGCCGCAGAGTATCTGAATGAGCATTTCTTCGCTCAGTCGAAGGACGTGCCTACGATGGCCCGCAACATTCGCTGGCGTGCAAGCGGTCATCGAACCAGATACGCTTACGGTTTCCATTGGACCGATGTAAGTTTGGAATCTTCAACGACTATCCCGAAAGGGAGTACACCCAAGCGGGTGGAAATGGGCGACCCCTCGTAAAGAGGGTGAAGATATAGTCTAATCTGCGTGGAAACACGCAGCGGTGCAAGACACCGGATGCTGTGTAGCGAACAGCATTGGAATAAAAATGATGTGTTCAAGAAGCTGGCCGTTGCCGCCTGCGCCAAGGACGGTCACTCCGCCACTACCGCTGTGACCAAGGCCAACGCCTACGAGCAGTTCCTGAACGCCCAGCAGGTCCTGGGTGATGCCTGTGCCCCCGACGCTGGCCGCGTCTGCCTGTGCTCCTACAAGTTCGCCAACCTGCTGAAGCAGGACCCCGCCTTCATGCGCTACGGCGATATGTCCCAGAACATGATTCTGAAGGGCATCATGGGCGAGTGCGACGGCACCAAGATCGTCAAGGTCCCCGCCTCTCGTCTGCCCGAGGGCTGCGACTTCATCCTGACCCACCCCATCGCCTGCGTTGCTCCCAAGCAGCTGTCCGAGTACAAGATCCACACCGACCCCGTGGGCACCTCCGGCTGGCTGGCCGAGGGCCGCATCATCTACGACGCCTTCGTTCTGAACAACAAGGCCGACGCCATCTTCTATCACGGCTCCACCGCTGTGACCGACGAGGCCACCGGCGGCTGATAACCCCTAATGTGAGAGGACCCGTGTAACAGCGGGTCCTCTTTTTTAACTATCGGAGGGATGAACCATGAACTATGGACAAGTCCGAGATCAAGTTTTGAAACTTCTGAATCAGTACACCGTTGCCGGTGCGATGGTGGAGGATTCTTACAATAACCAGCAGGACTATCTGCTTCGCATCCCCAGCTTGGTGAACGACGCCATGCTGGAAATCGCAACCACGGCCCGGAAAATCCCCGCTCTGCTTACCTTGAGCGACCTACCCAGCGAGGAGATCGGCGACGAGGTACGGTATGAGCTGCCCCAAGACTTCTATCAGTTTGTATCAGGCAGCGTCGTACGCACTCAGGAGGGCCGTACATTACACACCAACTGCTATGCACTCCAGGGCCGACAGATGCTCCTCGTCCCCAAGGAGGAGGCCGGTAATTACACTATCGTGTATTATCGTTACCCCCACCTGCTGCCGGAAAAACCGGATGCCAAAGACACCCTGGACAACGAGCCTGAGACCCACTACGCCATCCCCTTCTACGTGGCCGCGTTCCTCGTGGACCACGACGAGCCGTTCCTGTGTGCGCTGTTCAACAACAAGTACGAGGATAAGCTGGCGAAGATGGGCCCGGGTGTCACAGCCGAGGTCAAGCAGACCGGCGACGTGTATGGCTTCTTCGGCTAAGAGAGGTGGGCGACCATGAAAATCGCATTGAGCAGCTACCCCTCGGCCCAGAAGACCTACGTGGTGGATTTCCCCAAGCTGACTGGTGGGCTGAACCTGTGGGAGCTGGATTACCGGCTGGACGCCAACCAGTCCCCCAACATGAAGAACCTGTGGTGGCAGGACGGCGTGCTCCAATGCCGGGACGGCCAGACCTACATCTCCGATAATACGGCGCTGGGCGTCGGCTATACCTGCTACGGCTCTCTGTTTTGGGGCCATGCGTTCTTCCATATCGGCGGTAGGTTGTACTACGGCGACCCCACCGGCGGAGAGTTGACTCTGGCGCAGCTGTGTGACGGAGTCCCCGAGAACCGAGGCACCTTCTTCCGGTACTTCGATTGGCTGTTCTACAAGAACAAGGGCGGCTTCTACCGCATCGCATACGACTCCGAGGCCGAGACTCCCTTCTCGGTGGAGAACGTGGCGGACCTCGCCTACACGCCGGTCATCCTGATGAACGCCTCCCCTACTTACGGCAGCGGAGACACCTATCAGCCGGAGAACCGTCTGAGCCCAAAAAAGACCGTCTGGTACAACGCCGAGCAGGATGTGACCGTATACCACCTGCCGGTAAAAGACATCGACTCGGTGGACAAGGTCGTCGTGGCCGGCGAGGAGACCACGGCCTACACGGTGGATAAAGCCGCAGGCACGGTGACCTTTACGACCGCGCCGCCTGTGACTACACCCGCCACCAACAACACGGTGGAGATCACGTTCAGCAAGGCCAATACCGACGCCTTCAACTCCATCATGGACTGCGAGTACGCCACGGTGGCCGGCGGCGACACCAGTATCACCATCCTGCTGGCCGGGTGTGACGCCCAGCCCAACGCGGTGTTCTGGAATGACCGCGACAACCTGAGCATGAACGCCGGGTATTGGCCCATGACCTACTACAATCTGGTGGGCGACACGGAGGACCCTGTGACCGGCTTTGGCCGACAGTACAGCGACCTCATCGTGCTGAAGGAACACAGCGTCGGCAAGCTGGACTTCGGTGTGGAGACGGAGAACCTGAATGGCCGTTATGGCATCTCCTACACCTACGTGAACATCAACAGCAAGGTGGGCTGCGACCTGCCCTGGAGCATCCAGCTCATCGAGAACAATCTGGTGTTCTGCAACACCTATCAGGGCGTCCACATGATCCGGTCCAGCTCCGCAGCCTACGAAAACAACGTGGAGTGCATCAGCCGGAACGTGAACGGCAAGGACACAGTTGGCCTGCTCTACGACCTCCAGCAGGGCGGCGTGGCGACCAGCTTTGACGACGACGACCGCTACTGGCTGTGTGCCAACGGCCACGTATATCTGTGGGACTACGTGCTCAGTTCCTATTCCGAGCCGAGCTGGTTCTTCTTCACCAACGTACACGGCGCGGCCTATTTTCAGGACGACACCCACCGGAAGTATCACATGGACGTGCAGGGCCGGGTGACCCGGTTTGAGCGCACATTCTTTGATTACGACGGAGCCATTGAGAAGATGTACCAGTTCCCGACTCAGTTCTTCGGTAGCTACGACCGGCTGAAGGACGTGACCTCTCTGCTGGTAGCCGTCCGTTCGGACACCGACACCGACGTGACCATCCAGTACGACACGGACTACGGGACCCGGTTCGACCTGACCCCGATCCGCTCTTATTCGTGGCGGCTTTCCCCCCGCAATCTGGCGCACCGCTATCTTGCGGTGGCCCGCTACGCCCACGTGGCACGGCGCACGCCCGGGTGCAGGCACATCCGTCATTTCTCGATGACCTTCCGCAACAGCGAAGCAGGACAGGACCTCGCTATTGTGTCCGCACAGGTCTTTTATAAATTCCAAGGAAAGGAGCGATAAGCTATGGCTTTTACTCGCTTCAAGTTTAAAAAGCTGTGGACAAGCGCCAAGGACTTCCCTACCGTCGAGGTAGATGAGACTAAGGTTCGGCAGGATATGCAGGCCCTCCACGACGAAGCGAAGGAGGGTCTTAACAAGCTCATGGACGAGCTGGAGGCGCAGTCCGGTGCCTCTGGCGTCGGCATCAATATGCCTGCAATTTCCGGTATTACGGGCAAGGGTACTGTCCAACAGGCGGTAGATGCCCTCGATCAGGCCGCCAAGGCGGGGGGCATGATTCCGGCTGGCGGCGCTGCCAATTACGTGCTCGGCAAAAGAAGTGCGGCGGACCACGATGTTGCGTGGCTCCCGCCTCTGCCGGACTACCTGTCGGCGGATTCTGTTTTGGCGGCCTCCACCCGGGATTTATTCGGTCTCCCCTCCTCCGCTGTAACGAACGATGTGCTTCACTTTTTGGGGCAATATAATTTGCATTGTTGGCGGAGAAAGTCGGCTAAAAAGTCTGTTTCCCTTGACAGCACGCCGCATACGGTTGTGCTGTTTAGCCTGCAATCCTTCTCTTCCTCTGCGGATATTCAGTACAGTTCTTCACTTAAAATCAATGACGACAATTCCGTTAGCCTGCTCAACCCTCAGACACTAACGGTAACGGGCAATGATTATGGTGCTGTCTCTTCTTTGGCTGGAAAATATTTCGTGGGCGAGGACGGCGCGGTATACAAAGCAGGCGATTCCATTACGATCACCCGCACTAATAGCGGGGGCAGCTGGTATTATTTCAACCTTCTGTATGGC